TGGCCGGTTGAGTGCGTAGCGACGTAGGAGCGAGCAACGATGACCGGACGACGCGGCTTGCCCCGGAGTCTACCGCTTCCGCCCCTCGCGTGTCAAGACTTGCTTTCTGTTAGTCGTCGCCGCAGAATCCGCGCGGGTCCGCGCAGTTGGTTGCGCCTTGCAACAAATCATTTAGGCAAGCTACGCAATAGCCGTACATGAGAGCTCGGAACTTGTCGATCGGCACTCCGCATCCTTGCCTAGCGCACAAGCACCGATCGTCGTCCGCGTCAAGCACTTTATTTTCGCCTACCCTATTGACTTCTGAAAGTGCCATATTGGTTAGCTGGTGCAACTATTTGAGGCTAAGCGATTGAAATCTAAGGCTCGGCAAAAGACGTGCCAAAAATGGCGTTTTCGATATAGGCCGTTTTCTCGGCCTACCCCCTACTGGGGTAGCGGCCCCTCTCAACGCGTCTATTAGCGCATTTAACGCCGTCTGAGGGGCCGCCGATTCCATCACACTTTTCCTCCCTTTGGCTCGACTATCCGTCTGTTTCGTCGTATAGTCTGAGTCATCGATTGTATCTCAAACCACAAGGGAGCTTCCATGAGAAACAAACCGGACGATTGCAGCGACGACACGATCAACAGGCTCTTTGACCTCGCGACGGAAATCACGAAGCAACACGCTGCCGACCTACAAGCGGACCCGACGCTAGCCGCTCGGCTCGACGCCGATCCCGAGCTTCAGTCGATCCAGGCCGACAAGCTCTTGTCGAAGGTGACGGAGCGCGCGTCATGAGCATGCGAGCCAAGACGCTTCCGAAGGTGACGCCTAACCGCTGGTGGCGCGTCGTGATCGAGTGGAAGCTCGAGAGCCAAGACACGGGCACGCGCTACGCGTACGTGACGAAGTGTGTCGAGGAAACGACGGCGATCTTTGCCGCGATTAACTGCCTTATCGTCGATTCGACACTCGATGTCGGCGACACGATCCGAGTGCTTTCGTGCGACCCGCACGCCTACCAGCGCAAGCATGACGAGCTCGAGGAGGCGCTGTGAGCATTTGTTCTGGCGATATCCCGTGCAACTGCCCGCGTTGTCGCCGTTTTCGCGTGTCCATCAACCAACAGGAGTATGTCAATGCAACCCGTTCTAGTTACCACCAAGCACCGCGGCGTCTTTTGCGGATTGATCGCCGACGATCAGAACCTCGCGGCCACGTCGCTCCCGCTCAAGCAGGCGCGAATGGCGATCTACTGGGGAACCACCAAGGGAGTCATGGAGCTCGCCGAGACGGGCCCGACGAAGAACAGCAAGATCAGCGCGCCGGCCGACATTCCGATGCTTCATGACGTGACGGCGGTTATCGCGGTCACCGAGGAGGCGTGGCAAAAGTGGCAAAGCAAGTAATCACGCCCGACGATCTCGTCGCGGCCGGTGCCTGCGGTTCCGGCGTCATCGCCGCCTATCGGCGGACTCGACGCCTAGCGACGGCCGTCGCCGCTGAAGAGGCGTTGTCGCTTTGCGAGAGCGAGGAGGAGCGCTCTTACGTTATCGCGGCTGCTGAGCTCGACGGCGACGGCAACGGCTACGGCGACGGCTACGGCGACGGCTACGGCGACGGCGACGGCAACGGCGACGGCAACGGCTACGGCTACGGCTACGGCTACGGCTACGGCTACGGCTACGGCTACGGCGACGGCTACGGCTACGGCGACGGCAACGGCAACGGCTACGGCTACGGCTACGGCTACGGCGACGGCTACGGCTACGGCGACGGCTACGGCGACGGCAACGGCTACGGCTACGGCTACGGCTACGGCTACGGCTACGGCGACGGCTACGGCTACGGCTACGGCGACGGCTCGTCCTACGCCTGACAAGGAGCGGCGGGCGCGAAAAGCGCCCGCCGAATTGTCCGATGAAAGAACGGCTCACCGAATGGGTAGACGCGCGAACCGCCGCGATCTTCCTCAAACCTTGCACGCCTGAAGTGCTCAATCGGCACCTCGGGCCGATGCTCCGACGCGAGAGCGCGAACCGGCCCGGCGCGCGCACCGCGCGCTCGGGAGGATGGCTCTACCATCGAGACGACCTCGAGCGCGTGCGCGCCATCATGGAAGTGATGGGCTGCTCGCCGCTCAAAGCAACGCAGCACTTTCACATGATCCGCCGATGCCAAGATCGGAAGCTCCTCGAATGGCTGCTCGAGCGCGAGCTCATGCGATCGGTCCGCGACGATCGGCAGCTCGACATAGACGACAAACTCAAACGACGGAGGAAGTTTCAATGACGACTGACTACACGCCTACGGACAAAGAAAACGACCTACAGCCGTTCACCGAAGCTATCAAGGATCACTTCGGCGCGCCGCACGTGTTCGTGTTTGTGATGCTGCCCGGGAAAAGTCTCTTTGCGCTCGCAACCGAATCAGCGATGGACGCGATCACGGACCTGCCGAAGCTCGTGAACAGCATACTCGGCTCGACCTCGGGCGGTCAGCTCTGCTTGCTGATGAAAACGCCCATTGGCGTAACGCCGGTTCCGACGGCCGGGACCGAAGTCGGACAGTGGATCACGGAGCTCAAGGGAAAGAGGGGCGCGCAGTGAAGATCACAGAGGAATCGGTTCGGAAGATGCTTGCGCTCGAGAAGAAGAAACTGCGCGAGCATCGCAAGCGCGACTTCGAAGAGAACCGCGCTCGATTCTCGGCGGCGACTGAAGACGCCGTCGCGCGTGTCTTGGTGCTTGAGGAGCTTCTAGAGCTCGAGGAGGTTGTATGAGGTTCGCTGCAAAATCATTTCTGGCGACGGCGCTCGCGTTCAACGTCGCCTATCTGCTCGTCGCGCTTTGGTTCGGCGGCTTCGGTCCGATCGGGGTCGCGATCGCGGCCGGCGTGATCGTGTGGAACATCGTGGCTATGGTTCCCTTGCGCCAGGCGCCGCGCTTCCCGCCGCGCACGCACGATTCGCTCGGTCTGTAGAGCGGCCTCGCCGCTTCTCACTTGCGGCGGCCCGTAGCACAGGACTAACCATCCGAGCTCGGCCGCCGCGTTTCTTTTTTCGTAGTCTTTGAGACGGCCGACGCCGCGCGCGTGGCGGCCGGCCTCGGTGCCGTTTTCGGCCGCGAAGATCCCGCCGTCGAGCTCGACGGCGACGAGCTCGTCGGGAAAGGCGAAGTCGAAGCGCCAACGCCGCTCGGGATGAAATCTGAATTCCCGCTCGGGCTTGAGCTGCATGACGGCGAGGTGCCCGGCCAGTTCTGATTCCAGCGGCGACGCTCTTCCTCGAGTCGCTGCCTTTGCTCGCGCGGTAGCTGGCTCTCTGCTCGGCGCGGATATGTCGAGTGGAGCCAATGCCCCGCTGCGGCCGTGTCGTCGCTCATAGTCCTGCCATTGTTCCTCGGTCCACCTCATGACGATACCCGCTGAAGGCCCTCGCGTCTTGGCCGCGCTCGGCGGCGGTGCTCGCGTTCGTACTCCTCTTCGGCCGTCAGCTTGCCCGACTGCGCGCGTTGATCGAGCTCGTCGTCTGAGAGTGCCGCTGCGGCTCGAACGCGCGACTCTTTGTTCGCGGCGCTTTTTGCGCCTCTTTGGATCAATAACGGATCTATTACGGATGGGGCGAACGTGGTTCGCCCTTGTGCGTCTCCACGTTCGCCCTTCCGTGTCGCGCCGTTCGCCCCCCTGCGAACGGCGTTCGCCCTTGTGGATAACTGCTCCTCGGGCGCGATGTGGCCGTCGTGATCGAAGCGGAGGCGGTATTGGCTCGCGGAGTTGCGGCCGTACTGGTGGCCGCCTTGAGAAACCTCGATGAGGCCGCGCGCCTCGAGCGAGCGCAGGCGCTTTTGTACGGCCCGGCGAGTAAGCCGGGCGCGGCGAGCGATGGTAGACACGCTCGGCCAGCATTGGCGCGTGTCATCGCTCGCGTAGTCGGCCAGAGCGATCAGGACGAGAGTATCGCTCGCGCTTAAGTCCGGTAGCTTGTCGAGTACCGTCGCAACATATCGTATGGACACTAGGTCTCCCCTACTACCGGTGGTAGTCGGGGCATCTTCCAAATTTTGTAAAACGGATGCAATATCCCGCTCTGCGCCGGGATCGAGGCGTGTCGTCGTCGCGAAACCTTCCTCCCTGTGGGTTCCTCGATCCCGGTGCTTTCATCGCATGCCGAAGAAGCAAACACGCAAGTCTCAAGCAGAACGGCCCGAGCCCGAGGCCGAAGAAATTCCGCCGCAGGAATTCGACGCGCGTCACTACCAGCAAGACGCGCTCGACGCGCGCCACGGTCGCACGGTCGCGCCGAGCGGCGGCCTCGACAAGTACGGTCGATTCGTCGGCTGCAACGGATGGGACAAGGCGCGCGGGCCGTGCGATCGGTTCTTGCTCAACTGGCATCGACGCGCGGGCAAGGATCGCTTCGGGCTCGAGCTCATTCGCGAAGAGTGCGAGCGGCGCGTCGGTTCGTACTGGCACCTCTACCCGCTGCAAGTGCAGGCGAAAAAAGCGATTTGGAACGCGGTCGATACGGCGACTGGGACGCGGCTTCTCGACTTGGTCTTTCCCGAGGCGATGCGCGACGGCAAGCCGAACGATCAAGAACTCTTTATGCGGTTCAAGAACGGCAGCACGTATCAGCTCTGCGGCTCCGACGCCTACGATCGGCTCGTCGGCGCGAATCCGGTCGGGTTGCTGAAGTCCGAATGGGCGCTGTGCGACCCGCGCTCATGGGGCTACCTCTCGCCGATCCTGCTCGAGAATGGCGGCTGGGCGGCGTTTATCACGACCTATCGCGGGCGCAACCACGCGTATCAGATGGCGCAGAAGCTGCGCACGAATCCGCTGTGGTACGTGGACGTGCGCACCATCGACATGACGCGGCGCGCGAACGGCGAGCCCGTCGTCGCGCCGGCCGACGTGCGCGCGGAGCGTGAGAGCTTGGTCACGATGCACGGCGCCGTGCGTGCCGATGCTCTGATTCAGGAAGAGTTTTACTGCAATCCAATGGCGAGCGCTCCGGGCTCGGTCTACGGTGCTTCAGTGGCAAAAATGCTTGCGGAGGGAAGAGCATGAAATTAGCAGTGCTTTTGGTCGCGTGCGCGTTGGCGATTCCGGTCGCGGCGGTCGAGAAAACTTTCTCTTGGACGGCGCCGACGGCCTATACCGACGGGACGCCGCTACCGGCGGCGCAGATCGCCGGCTATACGCTGAATTGCTCGCCGACACGCACACTCGCGATTGCGGGCGCCGTCACGACGTTCAAAGCCGACTTCGGGCCCGGCTCGCATACGTGTGCGCTCGTGACGCGCGCGGCGAACGGGCAAGTTAGCGCGCCGAGTAACAGCGTAAATTTTACGGTGCCGCAGCCAGTGCCGAATGCCGCAACGGGCCTATCCGTCGAATGAAATGGCTGCGGCGAGTCTACCGTTGCGGGAGGTGAGGGCCGGCTATGACGCCGCTTTTCCTGTGTCCGCTTCATGGGCGCTCGAATTTGCGCCGGTCAACTTGTCCGTTCTGTTTATGCAGAGAGACGGAAACGAGCACCGCTGCATCGGCTCGCGCTCGTGGTTCTTCGCCGAGCTCGCCGACTGCATCGCCGAGGCTCGAGAGGTTTTCCCGTGGCGCGTGTCGCGGCACCTCATTCCGCCCGACGAGAAAGGCGTTTGGCGTCAGATGTTCGAACGGCTTGAGCTCTTCAACGCGTGGAACGTGCCGGCCTTTCCCGACAATCAACGGATGCTGCTCACGCAGCAATTCTTGTCGCGACTCACGATCGATACAGCGTCGCGACCGTGGGAGCCGGACGGCAATAACTCGACGCTCATCGATAGCCTCAACGGCTACAAGGTCAAGGAGCTCGCCAGTCACAGCGATGCTTTCACGATGAACATTCTCGGCACGCACGAGCAGTACCTAACGCGCGCGCTCGAGCACTACGCCGCTTGGGACTGGCGTCGGCCGGCCTCGACCTGGGGGCCGAAGGTCGATTACTCGAAAGACGACAAGAGGCTCGTCAAAGCGTGGAGACGATGACCGACACGGAAATTCTGCAAGCGATCAAGCGGCAGCTCTTGGAATGCGCCGGATGGGACGGCGACGAGCTCGCGACGGATCGCGAGAAAGCGCTCGACTACTACCATCAACGGCCGAACGGCACCGAGGTAGAGGGGCGCAGCCAGGCAGTTTCCGGCGACGTGTCGGCGATGGTCGAGAGCAATCTTGCCGCGATGATGCAGAGCTTCAGCTCGTCGCGCATCGTCGAATTCGACTCACTCAGCGCCGACGACGAATCGCAAGCGCAGCTCGAGAGCGACGCGTGCGCGTTCTTCGTCATGAAGAAAAACAACGGCCGCTGGCAGCTCGGGCAGGCGATCAAAGAAACGCTACGGCTGCGCAATGGTTGGGTAAAAGCGTGGATCGAGGAGCGGCGCACGACGCGGATTCAAGAGTACGTGAACGTCGCGCCCGAGGCGTTGCTCGAGCTCACCGAGCGTCCCGGCGTCGAGTGCACCGTGCTCGAGTACGATCCCGAGAAAGACGGCGGCTATCTCAAGACGCGCTGCGTGTACGTCGATCGGCGTTTCAGCTTCGGCGCGGTCGCGCCGGGGAATATGTTCTATCCGAAGGCGTACGACGGTTGCGACTTCGAAGCGTTGCAGCGAATCCCGATCATCGCCGAGCGACGGATCGACACGCGCGCGACGCTCGTCGAAATGGGCTTTCCGAAAGCGGCCGTCGATCGATGCACGGAGTATCGCGCCGACACGAACACGAGCGAGGCCGCGCGCAATCCGCGCCGCAATTCGCAACTGACGCCGGGGCTCGACTTCGCGAGCCAGCTCGTCGAATGGTTCGAGGCTTACGTGCTGCTCGACGGCGTTCGGCACAAGGTGTGCTGCGACGGGAAGTTTCAGGAGAAATTCGCGAAGGGCGAGCACGAGCTCGTGCCCTACGGCACGGGGCAGTGTTTCATTACGCCGCATCGGCTCACGGGGCTCTCGATCTGGGACAAGCTGCGGCAGACGCAGGACATCAACACGGGCCTTACGCGCGGGATGCTCGACAACGTCGAGGCGACGAGCAAGAGCCGCACGGCGCACCTCGACGAAGTCGTCAACGCCGACGACCTGGGCGACGGGCGCGTCAACGGTTCCGTTCGCGTGCGCGGCTTCGTGCCGCGCGTCGCCGATGCGATCATGCCGCTCGTGGTGCCCGATACGTCGGCGGGCATCGTGCGCGCGATCGACTATCAGCGGCGTATTCGAACCGAGCTCGGCGGCTCGTCGCTCGACATGCAAGCGGGCGAGATGCAGCTCTCGGACCGCGTCGGCTCGCAAGGGCTCGACCGTGCTTACAGCGTCGCCGAACAGCTCGCGCAGCACATGACGCAGAACATCGCCGACACGCTGATTCGCTCGGCGTTCTTACTCGCGCACGCCGTGCTCCGCGAGAATTTCGACGAGCCTGTGCCGATCAAGGTAGGCGGGCGGTGGAAGTCGGCGATTCCCTCGGAATGGATCGAGCGCGAAGAGCTCACGGTCAAGATCGGCAAGTCGCCGGGCGAGCGCGCGCGCTTGATGGCCGTGCTCGACAAGATGCTGCAAACGCACTTGCAGCTCGAGCAGCTCGGGTTCAACGGCATTCTGACGGACCTCGAGGGGTTCTATGCGCTGCTCATGGATTGGGCCCGCCTCGGCGACGTGCCGCATCCCGAGCGCTATTACCTCGATCCGCAGTCCGAGGGCTCGGTCGCGGCGCAGCAGCAGCGCGCGCAGGCCGCGCAGGCGCGCGAGAAGCAACAGACGGCGCTCGTCACTGAGGCGGTCAACTTGCAGAAGATCGGCGAGGCCGGCAAGAAGTACGACGGCGACGCCGATCGCGCCGTGCGAGTGTGGGAAAAGAAGGTAGACACGAAGCTCGAGTACGCGAAGCTCGGGCAGCAAGGCGAAGTCGAAGAGGCAAAGCTCGTCATGCCGGCAGCGGCGAAGATGCTCGAGGAGCACCGTGGACAAAAAACAGGACGCGCGAAACCTAAAGGGAAGTCCGCTGCTGGCCGAGGTGCTAAAGCAGGAAAGGGGGCAAGCACTTGAGCGTTTGCTACGCGCCGACGATCACGACCTCGCCGCGCGCCGCGCGGCGGTATTGACAATTGACCAACTAGCGGAGACGCTTAATGCGCGAATCAAGCGCGCGCTCGGAGACTAGCGCAACTGAGCAGCAAGCAACCTCGACTGAGCCCGGAGACGCGCTCATGCTCGACGGATTCCGCAAGCTGCTAGCCGAAAAATCCCCTGGCGAGAGCCAAGAAGAAGGCGGCGAGAGCGAGAGCTCAACCGAAGAGACGCCGCCGAAAGAGGGCAAGCCGAAAGGCAAGCCCAAGGCGTTCAAAGAGCTTGCCGAGAGGCTAGAGCTCACGCCCGAAGATCTGTACGCAATCGAGGTTCCTCTCGCCGAAGGTCGCAGCATGACCATCGGCAAAATGAAGGACGCGGCGGCGATACAGGATCAGCTCACGGTACGCGAGATGCAGTTCGCGGAACGTGTCGGGAAGCAAGAAGCGGAATGGACGCGGTCGCAGGCCGAATTCTCGCAGCTTGTCTCGATGATCGATCCGAAAGCCTTGACGCCAGAGATGCGCAAAAAGGCGGCCGAAACGGTCACTGAGAACAACAAGCGCGAGCGCGCCGAGACGATGCGGCTCATTCCCGAATGGGCGAATCAAGAGCTCCGTGAGGCGGAGCTCGGCGGGATGGTCGAGCTCTTGAAGGATTACGGCATAGGCGAATCCTTCCTGACCGCGAACATGTCGTCGAAATTGATGCGCTTCGTTCGAGACGCTTTCTTGCGTAAGGTGCGCATCGAGCGCGCGCTCGCTCTCGTCAAACCGGTCAAGAAGACCTCGACGACGGGTAAGAGCGGCGCCCCCGGTAAGGCCCCTGCCCGAAACGCTCCCGCTGCACCGCGAGGCCGAAGCGGTGTTCAGGAATCGTTTCGAAACACTCTCGCAAAGGGGTAAACCGTCATGGCTCAGCCTGGTGACTCTCTCTCGGCAGCCGATCTTCGCGCCGTCAATGTTGGCGGCTTGCTCAACGAAGACGTGCTGGCGAAGGTCTACGACATTTCGCCGATCGAAACGCCGTACCTCGACGCCGTCAGCGGCGGCTCGTACGACAATCCCTATCACTCGTGGGTGCAAGACACGTTGACCGCGACGACGGCGGCCGACGCTCAGATCGACGGCGCGGATATCACGCCGACGATGGCGGCGAGCGGCGCGCGCGTCGGCAATCACGGGCAGATTTCCACGCAGGGAATCAACGTCTCCGAAGTCACGCAGCACTCCGATCCGATCGGGCGCGCGGCCGAAGAGGCGTATCAGCGTGTGCGCATGATCAACTTGCTGCAGAACCGCATCGAATGCGCGGCGCTGTCGAAGCAAGCGAGCGTCGCCGACAACGGCTCGAGCGTGGCCGGCGTGACGGCGGGTCTCGCGGCGTGGATCACGACGAATCGATCGCTCGGCTCGGGCGGATCGGGCGGCGGGTTCAACACCTCGACGAGCATCGTCGATACGTTCACCGTCGGCACGTCGCGCGCGCTGACCTGGGCCATGATTTCGACGCAGATCGAAAACTGCTATCTCGTCGGCGCGAAGCCGACGAAGATCTTCAGCAGGCCCGAGGTGACGAAGCGTCTCGGAATCTACCTGATTAGCTCTGACTTCTTCGTCGCGCCAGTCGCGAACGTCGGCGGCGAGAGCGTGAGCCCGGTCGAGATGAGCGGCTACGTCGATACGTTCCGTACGGACTTCGGATACACGATGACCGTGCATCCGGTGCGGAACATGGCGCTCTACGATTCGGCCGACACAAACTCGACGGCCGACGCGACGGGGCTCTTCGGTATCGATCCGATGCATGTCGCCGTGCGGCGCATGTGGGGCACGAAGATCGACAAGCTCGGCAAAACGGGCTTGAGCGATCGGTCGTTCGTCTCGACGCATTGGTCGAACGACTGCTTGCTCGAGCGCGCGCACTTCTTCATCGGCGATCTACAGCCGACGGCAGCGGTCGCGGCGTCCTAACGTGGACTCGCTGGCTCGAAAAGAGCTCTGCGAGGCGGCCTTGGCCGGCGGCGCGTGCGTCGCCGGCCTCTCTCTCGCTCAAGTCACGCCGTGGCTGTCGGCGGCGTCGCTCGTGCTCTCGTGCATTGCCGCAGCGCTCGCGATCGTGACTCATATCCGGCGCTACATGCGCAAGGGGAATGACGATGCTGAATAAGTTTCGCTACGATCCGGCGAACGTCGATACCGACGGTATCGCCGACGGGATCACGGGCGTCGGTCCGTGGAATGAAATCGCCGTCGGCGAGCTCGTCGCGGCGGGCGCCGGCGACGGGCTCGCGCATCAGCTCAACTTGACGAGCACGGCGAACCTCTCGGCGATCAATATCACGATCGTCGGCACCGACGCCGACGATAAGCCGGTGTCGGAAACGCGCGCCGGCCCGAATAACAACACGGTCGAAACGACCGCGTACTTCAAAACTGTTACGTCGATCGCAGCCTCCTCGACGCTCGGCGCGAACACCATGGACGTTGGTTGGGTCGATGAGTTTGTCGGCCCGACGGTCAGGCTCGACTGGCGGCGCAACGTCGTCTCGCGTTACTTCCTCGACGTGACGGGCACGATCAGCCTCGACGTGGATTACTTGATCGAAGATCCCGACCGGCTGCTCAAGCAGGAAGACGGCAAATGGCTCGTCGTTTCCTCGAGCCTCGACGACGAGACGGCCGACAGCACGGCCTTTGTCGAAATCGGCGCCGGCTATACCGCGTTTCGCATCCGTGCCAACAGCTACACGGACACGGCCGAGGCCACGCTCTACGTTTCTCAACCGGAGTTACCATGAAATCACTTCTCTTCGAGATGATTGATCGGGCCGCGCGGCGCGCGCTGACGGGTATCGGCGGCGGCGCGATAGTGACGGGCGACAATGCGGCCGTGACGATCGGAACTTTGATGATCGTCGGCGAATTCGCGTTCGAGACGTGGCGCCGTCGCCGCGCGGCGAAGAAAGCCGCGAAGTGAGCGCGATCGTCCGAGCGTCCGTGTCGCTGGCGCTGCGCGAGGCGCAGCTCGCGCGCGAGCAACGCGTCGAGACTCAGCACGCGCCGTTCGCCGAGCACACTTTGCGCGTGCCTACTTCGCACTGGAAAGCGCTCGCGATGATCTTCCCTGGGCTCAATTCGAAAGATCATGACGAGTACGAAGAGGCGATGAAGCGACTGCACGCGTCGCCGCTCGCCGATCCCTACCGCGTGCGCAACCGGCGAGCTCAGCTCGGGCACCTATGAACTTCGGCCAGCTCAAGACGCAGATCATCGCGCTCGCGCATCGTACCGGCGACGCCGTCACGACGGCGCAATGCCCGGCCTTCGTCGCGATGGCCGAGGGGATGCTTCGGCGCGAACTCACGGCGCTGCCGCTCTCGATCGTGCTCGACGACGATGACCGCGACGCCGAAGGCGTCTATACGCTGCCCGCCGTCGCCACGCAGGTTCGCGCGATCTACGGCACGGAGGAGAGCGGCCAGTACGCGCTCAAGCAAGTCTCGCTCGAGGAAATCAAGCGACTGAAGGCGTCGGCGACGCCTCTGAATTTCGCCGTGATCGGCGACACGATCGAGTTTCGAGGGGTGCCGTCGGAAGACGACGAATTCACGTTGCACTACCTCGGGCATCCCGTGGCGCTCTCGGCCGACGGCGATACAAACGACCTCTTGACCAATCACGAAGCGCTGTACGTGTACGGCGCGCTCTTCTACCTCTACCAGTTCACGCAAGACGTGGAGCTCGCGCAGGGGGCGATGGATACGTTCCGCCAAGCGCTCGAGCGACTGAACGCGCAGACGGCGCGCAAGCTCGCCGGCGCGCGCATCGCAAGCACGTACGACTTTGGGCCGATCGGAAACTACGGGTACTGACAATGGCGCTCGAGGCAGGCGATGGCTTTATCTCGGGGCTCGTGGCGACGAATCCGGTCAATGCTACGGATCAGGTTGCGCAGGGCGATGATCACATTCGGCTCGTCAAAACGGCGGTCAAGGGAACGTTCCCGAACCTCAACGGCGCCGTAACCTGCACGCCGGCCGAGCTCAACATCCTCGACGGGGCGACGCTTTCGACGGCCGAGCTCAACATCCTCGACGGCGTGACGCTCACCGCGTCGCAGATCAATGACGCGGCGCGGAAGAGCGTAGTCAACACGTTCACCGAGAATCAGCAGATCAACCGCGCGAGCGCCGCTTTCGCGCTCAACGACGGCAGTATCGAGGCGCGTTGGCGTTCTAACGGATCGCTGATTCAATTCGGGAACGCGAGCAACCACACTCTTCAGGTCATCACGTTCGATACGACTCGGCTGGAGATCAGCGGCGCCGGTAATTTCGACTTCAAGGCGGGGACGGTCACGACGACGGGATCGAGCTCGAGCGAAGTCGGCTACAACGGCACGCCGCAGAACGAGCAGAACGGCAATTACACGCTCGTTTTGGCGGATCGCGGAAAAGTGATCTACAAGGCTTCCGGCGGCGCTGGCGAAACGATCACGATCCCGGCGAATGCGTCGGTTGCTTTCCCGGTCGGGACGATCGTCCGCATCGTCAATAACGGCGGCGGCGACCTGACGATCGCGATCACGTCGGATACGCTGTCGCTCGCCGGTGCGGGTACGACAGGCTCGCGCACCCTCTCCGATCACGGCGCTGCAGTGATCGAGAAAGTCGCAAGCACCGAATGGTTTATCTCCGGCGTCGGGCTCTCATGAGCGGCGTGCTTGCGGCGATGGTCGGGGCGCCGACCGGCGTCGTCGATATCTCGGCCGGCGGGGCGGTTGACGACACGACTTCGGCACCAGACAACGCGCGAGCGTGGGTCACGTTCGAAGCCGACGGCGATATCGAGAATGGCACGAGCTTCGCCGGCGAGACTGACGCCGGCGACTGGGTCACGCCAAAGGCCGTTGCTCCGGGCGCCTATGAAATCATGGCGCATCAGAACAGCGGCGATGCTGTGACGGGCACGCTCGATACGTGGCTTTCCTTCCCGCAGACCTGGAGCACGCCCGAGCAGATCGGCGCGGGATCGAAGACGGCGAATCTCACTATCTCGATTCGGGTCTACGGTGTTGTGTTGAGCTCGGGCGATTGGGACTTGTCGGCCGTTGTTCTATGAGCTATCCGAAGAAACTGCTACGACTGCGCCCGACGCGCGGCGTTGCGGCCGATCCGCTGTCGAGCGAGGTGACGGAAGACTTCTACACGGGCGCGAGCAACGTGCATTTTCGCGACGGCTACGCCGGGCGCGTGCTTGGTTCGCGTGCGGCCTACGGGACGCTGCCGGTCGATGTGTTGCACATGCTCAATGCACGGATCGACACGACGAACTTTTGGCTCTTCTTCGGCGACGATGCGATTCACGCGAACGAGACGAGCAACAGCGACGACGTGACGGGCGCACCATTGACGCCGGTCTTGCAGCCTTGGCAATGGTCTAGCGGGCTCTTCAATGGGCTGCCCGTGGTGAGCAACGGGCTCGATTCGCCGCGCTACTGGGCCGGCGACGTAGGCACGCCGTTCGCCACGCTGCCCGACTGGCCGGCCTCGACGCTATGCAAGCACATAGTGCCGTTCCGCTTTCACCTCGTGGCGCTCGATATCGACGGCCCGGCCGGGCACTTCGAAAACCAAGTCAAATGGAGCTCGGCGGCCGAGCCTGGCGCCGTGCCGCAGTTTTGGACGCCGGCGGCCGACAATGACGCCGGCGACGCGTCGCTCGCCGAGACGCCAGGGCCGGCGCTGCTCGGCGTTCCGCTGCGCGGCTCGCTCGCGATCTACAAGCGCTCGAGCCTCTACAGCATGGACTTCGTCGGCGGAAACGACGTGTTTGCATTCCGCCAAGTGTTTTCGAACGCAGGCGCGCTTACGCGCCGCTCCGTCGCCGAGCTCGCCGACGGCCGGCACTTCGTGGTAGGCGACGGCGATATGTACTTAACGGACCTAGTGAGCCGGCGCAGCGTCGCGCGCGATCGAATGCGCGACTTCGTTTTCAATCAACTCGATCAGGACTATTACGAAAACCTCTTCGTCACCTATCACAGGGCGAAGAACGAAGTTTGGGTGTGCTTCCCCGAGCAGGGCTCGCAATATTGCACGCTCGCGGCTGTGTACGACGTTGAGCACGATTCTTACGGCGTGCGCGTGCTACCGAATGTCACTTGCGCTGCGATCGGTATCGTCAACGACACGCAGCCTAGCGAGGCATGGCAGGACGCCTCTTACCTTTGGGCCGACGCCGCGCGGCTGTGGAATCAACCGAACTATTCGCTCGCCGTCGAGTCGATCGTAACGGGCGCGGGCACGACGGCGACGCAGCACGACACGCAAGACGCTGTCGAGCTCGCGGCATCGCTCTCGCGCTACGACCTGACTTTCGGCGAGCCCGAGCGCGTCAAGTTTGTGAAGCGGCTCCACGTTCGCGCGAAGACAGGCTTCGGCACTCTCTATGTCCGCGTCGGCGCTCGGATGACGCCGACCGACTCGATCGCATGGTCGGGCGAGGTGCAGCTCGACGAGCCCGATCAGATTGTCAACACGTTCGCGCAGGGACGCTATATCAGCGTCGAGGTGCGCAGCGAAGACGACGACGTTTGGCAACTGCCGGGCATCGATCTAGAGGCCGAGCTCCGTGGCTACTTCTAGCCGCTACGTCCCGACGAAATCGCCGTATCAATCGGACGCGGCGTTGCGTGCGTACCTCGAGCGCGAGTTTCAGTCGATCGCGCGTGCGATCGTACCGCTTCCCTCCCCGCTCGGTGTTGACGTGCGGGACTATGGCGTGGTTGGCGACGGCGTCACGGACGATACCGAGGCCATCAATGCGGCGCTTTCCGCGTCACCCTACGGCGCTACAGTGTGGCTCCCGGTGACCGCTGCGGGCTACCGCGTGGACGGCTCGATCATCTGTGAGGGCCGCACGCTCGCCGGCATGGGCGCGGGGTCCGAGCTCGCGCTCAATTTCTTCTCGTCCGGCGGCTCGATCAACAGCGCGTCCTTGCCCGGTGGCGTCATGCTCATCGTCACGAGCTCGAGCGCGCCGCCGATCATTCTGCGCAGCAACGGCGCATGTGTCGGGCTCACGTTTTGGTATCCCGAACAGAATTGGGATATCACTTCGCTCGGTGACAGCTTCGTTACCTATCCGCCGGCCGTGCAGCTCGGTGACGCGACAGATCCAGGCCCGTCGCATCCGTGCGCGTCGCTCTGCCAATTTCTCGGCGCCACGCGGATGGTGGGCCAGTACGCCGATGACGGAACGAGCGTCAAAGGCGGCTCGATCGACGGCTGCACGGGCGTGCTCATGGGCGAGTTTTTGTACCTCGCGCGGAGCACTGATCTTATCCAAGTGTCACGGTGCCAATTCACTCCTAACGCGGTCACGGCCTACGTTGCGGACTCATCGGTGGGGGGTGACGCGACCGTGTTCCGCACGCGGGCGGCGCTTGACTCTGCGGTGTTTCGCCTTGGTGGGATTGACGGCATCTATATCAGCGGTGTCTTTGCGTTCGGCGCCCGCTACTACGTGCACGCGGCGGCCGACATGTTCACTGGGGACACGAATGAGGGCGTCACGTTCTCTATCACGGATAGCGGGATCGACTCCGCGCATCAGGTTTTCCGCATCGAACGGAGCCAGGTGGTATTCGGCGCGTTCGTCGCCAACTTTTGGGGCGCTCCGTTGCTGCGGCCGAATGGCGTGGCCGGAGACTCGGCAACGCAGGCGTTCTTGTATCTAGAAGCCGGTGTCCAAGAGTTACGCATCGAGCTCACGAACGTCCGAACAAGCGGCGCGGCAGTCGGCGAGTTTTCGGCGGGCTACTCGGGGGCCAGGGATCGCGACTTTATCGCAGGCGGCGCGCTGGGCTCGGCCGTCATCGTCCACGGCACGAACGGCAGCGCGAGCAACCTCAACACCGAGCTCATGGACTCCACCATGCGCGCAGTGACGAAGCTCAAGAATTGGAGCGCGAACGACGTAGAGCAGGACGACACGGAGCTCGCGGTTATCGCGACGGGATCGCTACCGGCAGCGGCAGCGGCCGAAGACGGACGGGCAGTGATCGAGGATAATGGCTCGGGCGATCGAAATTTGATCATCTACGCCGGCGGGCAACGGTTTCGAATTGACGGCGGCTCGGCGTTCTAGGAGGAGCTATGTTCGGGGTCGGCGGTAGTGCATCGAAGAGCTCGAGCTCGAGCTACGGCTACAGCTTCAGCGACTCGCTACAGCAAGCGCTGTCGAAGGATCGAGTCGCGTTCGAAGACGTTTTTGCGAGCCTATACGGCGGTGCAGCCGGTGCGGCGGGTAAGGCCGCCGAGCTCGCGCCGCTCTTCCAGGGGCAGGCCGCTGAGCTCTACGCCGGCGGGAATCGGTTCCTCGACACGCTCGAGGCCGAGTCGCCGTTTCTGGCTCGTCTCTCGGAGACGGGCACGGCCGACGAGCAGATCGGCGCGCTCGGCGAAGACCTCGGTACGTTCTTCCGCGAAGAGCTCAATCCGGCGATTACCTCGCAAGGCGTGGCGACGGGCACGCTCGGCGGCGGGCGCCAGGGCGTCGCGCAGGGCAAGGCCGCCAGCTCGATCGCGCGCGAGTTTCAGCGGGGCGCGACTGCGATCCGTACGGCCGACGTCAATCGCCGCGATACGCTCACGAGCATGCTGGCCGACGATACGCTCAGTCGCGCGAACGCTGGTCTCGGCGCGCTGCCGATGCTCTTCGGGCTTGCCGAAGGCGGGCTAACAGCCGGCTTAGCGCCGTACGCCGCGCTCTCTCAGATCATCGGCGGCCCGACCGTGCTCGGCGAGAGCTCGAGCTACGGCGCGTCTACTTCGCGCAGCGAAGAGCGTTCGCAGAGCAAGAGCAAGAGTTTCAGCTTCGGCTTCTAAGGGGGCCAGATGGCGACCAAGGCACGACAAGCGCTCGCGGCGAATCTCGCGACTCTGAGCCAGGCGCTCGAACTCTCGGCACCGCAGGCCGGCGGCTTCAATGTCACTGTAGGCGCGCCGACCCGTCGCGGCGTGCGCGATACGCGCGCGATGGACCCGACGGCCGGGCGAGGTGCTGACGCCGCGCATCGGCCCGTGCTGATTCGAAATATGGAGCAGACGGGAGAGGGGCGCATTCCTACGTTCCTGCGCAACGTCGCTCAATACCTCGGCGCTGCCGGTGGAATTCAGACGAAGCGCATGCGCGAAGACTACGAGCTTCAGCAGGCCGAGGCCGGCGAGGCGTACCAGCAACAGCAATTCGACGAGCAACAGCTCGCGGGCAATGTGTTCGAGCAGATCGGCGCCGACGCGTTGCAGCTCGAGAGCTTCGGCAATGCGGCGCTCGACGATCAAGCCGCGAATCTACGCCGTGACGCTGCGGAAGCTCACTGGCAATACGAAAACTTCCGCGACCCAGAGATGCGCGCCGCCGCGCTCAAGCGTCTCCAGGACATTCAGGGGGCGGCTAATCAAGCGCTCGATAGCCATGTTCAGGCCGGAATGACCGAGGCCCGTACGTTCGCTCGGGAAGAGCTCAAAGACCTACGGCGCACGATCAGCCAGTCGCAGGCGGCGTTTTCGGAGCGCAAAGCGTCGGCCGAAGGGATCATGGCGCGCCTAGCGTTGATCGGCACAGGCGAAATCGAAGAGAACAGCCCCGAGGGTCAAGCGATCCTGAGAGAGGCATTCGATTCGATGAAAGGCTACCAGGACGCGCTAGGCGGGCTCGTCGGCGGGGCGGGGCAAGCGCTCGGCTCAGTGCCGAACCCGTACGCAGTGGCAGCAGGCGCGGCCGTACAGGGCATTGGGAGTGTGCTCGCGGCCGAGAATGCGAAACTCAGCTACTCCGACACGCTGAAAGCCTTCCAGGCACAGCAAGACGCGCTCGACCGATTCGCCTATGGCGACGGCAAAGAGTACGCCGGCTATCTGCCGCAGCTCGCGCAAAGCCTCTCGGACCGTGAGACCTTCGCGCGCGATCGGCTCGGGATACCGATCGACGACTCATGGCGCAAGACGCAATTCGAATTTCCGCGCGCGCCGACGCTGCCCGTTCAGACGAAGCCCGACGAGACGGCGGCGACGATCGAGGAGCAGCGCAGCAACGCCTACGCGACTCGACCGGGCTTCAGGAGAACGCGGTGAGGAAGCCAACAATCGCCGAGAGCGCACTCAATCGACTGCTCAACCTCGCCGACGAGCTCGACGCGCCGCCCGTGCCGCCGATCGGCGCCGACATAGACGCCGCGCTCGCGGCGCCGACGCCGCCTCTGCCGGCCGATCCGGCGCTCGCAGATGCCGCCTTGCTCGAGAGCTTGGGCCTTGAACCCCCTCGCTAGGCGTCGCGCAGCTCGACGAGCTCGAGCACAAGAGCGCGAAGGAGCCGAGCGTCGCGTATGGTCGCCGGCGGCCGGTATCGCCTACTGCGAGCGGTTGCCAGTGCGTTACCTCGAGCCTATCTGCGAGCGCATATCGCGCGTACAGGGCGACTCGTTCAACCGGCTTGTTCTCAGCATCGAGGCTCACGGGCTCGCGAATCCGCTGCTCACAGTGAGCGAGCTCCCGACGCCGAATCAATCCGACTGGCGCGAATGGCGCTATCGGTTCCTGTACACAATCGCGGCGCCTATCAAGGTAGCCGTAGGGCACAACAGATATGCGGCGTGCTTGGCGTTGGGATGGACTCACGTTCCGGTGTTACACTCCGGGCCGATTCCCGAGCTCGCGCTCGGCGAAGCGTGGCAACACGTCGAAGGGATTGAAGCGGCACAGCGTTTATGCCGCGACGGCCGGATCGGACTCGGGCCGTATTCGCTTGTGATGGATCACTTCACGCCGCCTCTAAAGGGTGTTCCAGTCGGATTCGAGGTGCCAACATGACAGAGAAACTTCGCGAGCTCATTAGCTCGCTCAAAGATCAGCACGAGAAGATCAGCGCGACGCTTGCGCAGATCGCGAATCGCATCGAGCGCGACGCCGACGTGCTCACGCAGCGCGAGCGAGAGATGATCCAGCGCGAGGAAGCGTGCGAGGCGCGCGAGCGTGCGTTGCAAGAGAGAGAGAGCAAGCTCAAGAAAAAATGATCGTCGTACTACAGCGGCTCTTCGTCGTCGATGGCGCGCAGCTCGGCATGTGGACATTCGAGGGCGATCGTGAGCCGTGGTGTTGGACGCTCGAGGATGAACCTCGCGAGCGGAAGATCCCCGGTGAAACGTGCATTCCTGCTGGCCGATACAGGCTCAAGCTTCGCAAATTCGGCGGAATGTATGAGCGCTATCGCGTGCGCTATCCGTGGAATGAACCGGGCATGCTGTGGTTGCAGGATGTGCCAGGGTTCGAAGACGTGCTCGTTCACTGCGGCAACCACAAGAACGACACGCGCGGCTGCGTGCTCGTCGGGCTCGGCGCATTCGTGTATGGCGCGCTCTCGCAATCGATCGAGGCGTATCACGAGCTCTACAAGCGCGTCTCCGATGCGCTGCTCAAGAGTGATGGTGTTTACTTAGAGGTTAAAAACAACAATGGCTCTTTATGAATTAAAACAAGAGGATATCAACTCGATTCGTTCGCTGATATCCGCAGAGGCGCTAAGCATTTCTGCGAACCTGGCGAAGCGAGTCGCGTACTTGCAAGTGCTGCTCGAGCAAGCCCAGCCGAGCGCCGCGCTCGACGAGTGCAAGGCGCGATGTAAAGCGCTCGAGCGTGAAGTGCAAGAGTGTTTGCGCGTGCGAGACAACGCTTTGCTCGAGGCCGGCGTGCTCAAGCGAAGGATAGAAGAGGCAGGCAGCGTATCGTTAGGCGCTGCAACGATCGAAGAGCTAGAGACAGAGGACAGCGCGTAGCACGCCTAACTAACAGAGCGCAAGCACGCAATGAGCGTGCCATAACAAGAGCGCGCACAGCACGCGCCGCAAGTCAAGCACGCAAATAGCCGTGCCACCAATCGAGCCACCGCACCTCTTGACACGGCAGGGGAGGTAGAGGTATGCTCAGGACCGCTCCGCGGAAAAGATAGCCTCGGCATTCTT